ACCAACGGGCGTGACATATGCGCCACTGAGTACATCAATGCACGTTCACACATGGAGGCATGGTCGAAGGGATCTGCCCGTGCTCAAGGACGTGAGCGAGTACACAGTGTGTACCCAATGACTAACACTTACAAGGAGTTCTGATGACTTACTACATTAACCGTCAAGCTGGTCGCTATGATGAGACCTGCGATGAGTACGACACACGTCATGAAGCATACGCCATGATGCGTGAGTATCAAGTAGCCGATCATGGTCGTGCTTACTACTACCTGTCCACTACACCTAAGGAGAATTGGAAATGATAACTAATGAAGATAGAGAGTTCGTTAACTTTCTATTCAACAAACTTGTGTCTCATGTAGACACTGACATGATTGATCTGCACGATGATGACTCATGCTGCGATCATCTTGAGTTTAAACAACTGGAGTTAATCTAATGACTACTGCTATTCACACTACTGCTGTTAAAGTAGACGTATTCCCTGATGAGTTCAAGCCTTTGCTTAAGCTTATCAATCGAGCAATGTGCTCAACTGAGATACGTGATGCACTCACTAACGATGAGATGCACAAGGTAGAGCATTGGCTCAATGACTTTCAAGATCTTGCATTGGAGTTTAGTGTATGACTACACCTAACTGGCAACATCACTCACGCAAGGAGCAGAAGCGTACGCTCAAACCACAAGCTATGCGTCAAGCTAAGGCACGACGTAAAGCACTCAAACTAAAACTAACTAATGCAAGAAACTAACATCATCCTCGCAGTGATTGGCTGCGTTGGTCTACTCTCAACCCTTGCTGTTTACTCCCGAGCTAACAATGCTAACACACGTTGTCGATGTGGCACATGGGGATGAGTGATGCTATGCGTATGCTTGACCTACCTTGGCAAGCTACCATTAACAAGACGCACCAAGGACATGATACTTGGTTGCGTTACTTTCTCGATTACGTTGAGGTATTGAATGACTAGAACTCGTGAGTGGCTGCTACTTAATGCAGTCGAATCCTGGCTACACCACTATAGCTCACCCAACACACCTACGGTTGAGCAGTATAAACAACTGCGTGATGAGTTCCATGATGCATACATGCAAACATTGAACAAGGACGCAGAGCCTAAACCTACTGCAACTGTGACTAAACCCAAACCTACTACTCGAAGGACTAATGTTAAAACTTCCAAGTGACATTCTTGTGGGTCAATACCTACAGTTCATTGCCCTTCACATAGCAGCTGCAATCGCTGCACTCTACACATGTGGCTACATGTTAGGTGAGTGGGTACACAACACCAACCAATTCCTCAGCAAGGACGTACAACAATGGTCCACAATCATCCGCCAAAACTGTATGAAGTCACCCTTAGTTCAGGCACTATGCATCTGCTAGCGCCCGATTCCGAGTCAGCTGCATGGATGGCTCTGGAATTGTCCCATGAACGTGATGATGAACTTGTAAATGTGAGGCAAGCTGATGAGTGGTAAGCGTGAGTATTATCCAAACAACTGGCAAGAATACAAGGACGCACCCGATGAGATGTTTCAACAACATTCATTTGAAGAGGTGATGGACTGGAAGGTAGCCGGTTGGGAACTGCCTGGTTCTGTCTCGTGCATCATTCGTGTGCATGACAAGCAATCAGGTAAGGTTAAAGAGCATGTGTACCAGCGTGAACACGCAGCTCAAGAAAAGGTACGCAAACTGATGAAGACTCCGCACATTGAGTTCACAGTGTGCAATCATGAGTCTATTCATCACCTCATTATGGGTCCATTTGACGACGAAACTAACGATGACTGAAACCACCCTTCAACGCCGCACTGAACAGCTTATTGCTGAGATTAAAGTGCATCCCCATCAAGAGGAGTTGCTTCAACTTATGTACGAACAACGTCTTGATGCTATGCTCGATGAATACACCACCATCCTTAACTAGCCTATGCCAACACCCGCACAGATCTCTGAGCAAGTCGAACTTGAGCGCGAACAGATTCGGCAAGGACTCAAGCAACTGCGCGACAACACCAAGAAACTAGAAGAGAAAGACTACGCCAGTGCTTCTGTCTATGGTGTAGCGTCTATTCAAACACTGATCCCTCTTGTAGTTAAGCGGATTACAGATACAGCTGAGCGCCGGATTAACTCTGGATGTGTCGGTGTAGCGTTGCGTGAGATCAGGATATACCTTGCAGATGTTGAGCCTGAGGTAGCAGCAGCTATCGCCAGTAAGGTCACTTTTGACAAGGTATTCTCTGTTACTCCATCTGCATCCAAGGTGCAGAACGTAGCTGATGCGATAGGCACTGCACTTGAGAATGAGTGCATGATGCGTCACTATGAACGCACTGTGCCTGGATTACTACAAACCCTCAAGGATAACTATTGGCACAAGTCAATAGGTACACATCAGAAGGTCAAGGTTATTTCTACCTTGATGAACCGTTATGATGTACAACATTGGCAGCCATGGGGTAAAGCTAACCGTGTTAAGTTAGGCGGTTGGTTGCTTGATTGCATCTGCGCTGCTACTAACTGGTTCATGCGTGACATACGCAGGGACGGACGTAAGACACACCAGTACGTTGTACCTACCCCTGAGTTCTTGGAGATCAAGGACGAAGTGGTTCACACGGCTGAGCTGTTTAGTCCTATGACCTGGCCTATGCTCATACCTCCTAATGATTGGAGCATCACGACACCTGGCGGGTACCTGCTAAACGAGGTTATGCGAGGGCATGACATGGTGCGTCGGGGAGGTCCCTGCCTTATACAGGGAGAAACACCCATCAAGTTTCTGAACAAGATTCAGAAGGTTGCCTACCGTATCAATCCGTTTATCGTAGAGGTAGCGGAGGAGTTAGAACGTAGGCAGATTGAGGTGGGTAAGTTTGTCCCTATCATTGAGATGCCCCTACCGCCTAAGCCAGTAGACATAGCAGAGAACAAAGATTCTCGTAAAGACTACAGGCGGAGAGCAGCGGAGGTGATGAACATCAATGCACAAGCGTTCCAACGTTCTTGTAGAACAAGGATGACAATGAACGCAGTGAAGGTGTTCAAGGATAGAGATAAGTTCTACATTCCGTGGTCGTTTGATTACAGAGGTCGTTCTTACCCTATCCCTGCATTTCTTACACCGCAAGACACTGACTTTGGTAAGTCACTGTTAAAGTTTCATGATGAAGCGTTTGTAGATGAATACGCCTGTGATTGGTTAGCCTTCCAGGTCGCTACAACGTATGGTCTAGACAAGGCGACCATGGCTGAGAGATTGGCATGGACGCTAGACAATCATCAACTCATCACAATCATCGCTACTGATCCACTCGGTAACCTGCATGAATGGGAGGGTGTCGATGAACCTTGGCAGTTTCTTGCAGCGTGTGAAGAGTATTATCATTGTGTGATTGCATGTGATCGTTCACATACTTCACTGATGGTAGCTACTGATGCTACATGCAGTGGTCTACAAATCCTTGCAGGTCTAGCCAGGGACGCAAGTACGGCACGTCTTGTTAACGTCCTTCCATCTGATAAACCTCAGGACGCTTACAAGGTCGTTGCAGAAGCTGCTACACCTCACTGTCCTGCATCTATCCGTCCTTACATGGACAGGAAGACGGTCAAACGTGTAGTTATGACTGTCCCTTACAATGCTAAGCCTTACAGTAATCGCGGTTACATCCGTGAAGCACTGAAGGACAAAGGTGTAGAGATTGAGAAAGACGATCTCACCGCTACGGTCAAAGCAGTCAGGGACGCTATGAATGTAGTCGTTCCTGGTCCTATGGCTGTCATGACCTGGATTGAATCCGAAGTAGCAGAAGCTATCAAACGTGGCTCAACTGAGTTAACATGGACAACACCCTCTGGATTTGTCGTTACTCAACGGTTGATGAAACCTGAGCTTCAGAACATTGAGCTTCAGTTACTTGGTCGTTGTCAGATCAAGGTTGCTGTCGGTGAATCAGATAAGGTTGATTTGCTTCATCACAAGAACGCAACTGCTCCTAATCTGATCCACAGTTTAGATGCCTCACTCTTACATCTATCTGCGTTGCGGTTTGACGCACCCATCGCACTGATCCATGACTCTGTGTTATGCAGAGCCACGGACATGTCCACATTGTCTACGCTTGTGCGTGAGACATACATGCACCTGTTCGCAGAGCATGATTACCTGAATGACTTCGCATCTCAAATAGGTGCGGAGACTGCACCACCGATTATAGGCGACCTTGAGCCTGAGTCGGTTATCGAATCCACCTACTTTTTCTGTTAATGGCACGTACCATCCACAAAACCGAACAGCCTGTTGTCCTTGAAGGTTATCAAGCTGTACTGAAGCCGGGTAAGTTCGGCTACAAACTGTCTGCTCTTGTTGATCAGGCACTTGTCGATAAGCTCGAAGATGAGCGCACTGAAGTCCTTAAGTGGGCAGAAGGTAAGCTCAAGAATCCTAAGCGTTCTACTCTCAAGCCTGAGCCTTGGGAAGAAGTGACTGAGGGTAAGTATCAAGTTAAGTTCAGTTGGAACGATGAAACCCGTCCCCCTGTTGTTGATAGCGAAGGAACGCTGATTACCAACGAGGATACGCCGCTGTATGGTGGCTCCAAGGTCAACCTGGCGTTTCACCAGAAGCCTTACATCCTCAAGGACGGTGTGACCTACGGCACTAGCCTTAAGCTGGTGGGCGTACAGGTGATCGCACTTAATACCTCTGCTGGTGTAGACACTGGTGACATGGGCGAAGCCGATGTTGCTGAGCTGTTCGGTAAGACTACTGGCTTCAAAGCTGGTGACCCGAACATCACTTCCAACGACGAAACCACCGACGAAGACGACTTCTGATGATTACTTTTGATTGCGTTAAGAACGAAGAGCTTGGACTCTACGAAGGTACCTTGTGTGCCACCCTGCCTCCGATCGTTGTCACCCGCTACAAGGCGGATCGCTCGGACTTCAAGTATGAGATGCGCCGTGCTGTATCGGAAATCGTCGAAGAGATTATCGAAAAACAACTCAACGATTTCTAATGTTTAGATCAGGCTTGGAGGGCAAGGTCGCTGACCTTCTCTCCAGCTTGAAGGTGAAGTACACTTACGAAGACCGCAAAGTTCCGTATCAACTGCAATGCAATTACATCCCCGACTTCCA